ATCGTTGGGTAACAAAGAGCACTAACAACGAAGACGGTTCTGGTTGTTTTGGTCGCAAGGCACAACGTAAAGTTGTTGTCAAGGCACTCAAGTCTCTAATTGATACTAACGCATCTGTGCGCGATACAGATACACTAGTGTTCAACTTGCTTGCTACTCCAGGATATCCTGAAGTGGTTGCTAACATGGTTGGTTTGAATACTGATCGTGGACAAACAGCATTTGTACTTGGTGACACACCGTTCCGTTTAAAACCAAACGGTACAGATCTAACAGCATGGGGCTTAAACAGCAATTTGGCATATGACAACGGCGATGATGGCGCAGTAACATACGACTCATACATGGCCATGTTCTATCCAAGCGGTTTAACAACAGACAACACTGGCAATCAAATTGTAGTTCCAGCAAGTCACATGATGTTGCGTACAATTACTAACAGTGATGCAGTAAGCTATCAATGGTTTGCTCCAGCTGGTACACGTCGAGGCGGGGTTGACAATGCTACCAGCGTAGGATATGTTGATGCGGCCACAGGTGAGTTTAAAACAACAGCACTGTATCAAGGCCTACGTGATATTTTACAAAGTTCAGGTGTTGCTATCAACCCTATTACAAGTCTACCAGGCGTAGGTATTGTGAACTTTGGACAAAAGACTCGTGCTAAGAATTCTTCAGCACTAGATCGTATCAACGTAGCACGTTTAGTTGCTTATCTACGTAGACAGTTATCAATATTGGCCAAACCATATTTGTTTGAACCAAATGATGCACAAACACGCAGAGAAATCAAAGGCGCCGCTGATAGTCTATTACTTGAATTAGTTGGACAAAGAGCGTTGAATGATTTTATTACAGTTTGTGATACAACAAATAACACACCTGCAAGAATCGATCGTTCAGAACTATGGTTAGACATCGCGATCGAACCAGTTAAGGCAGTTGAGTTTATCTACATTCCATTGAGAATCTTGAATACAGGCGCTATTGCTTCCGGCAATTTGGGTAGCCTGTCAGCAGGCTCAGGAGCTTAAGGTAAATATAACGGACAAGGAGCATTTATAATGGCAGTTTCAAGTTTAAATAGATTTACGGTACCTTTAGCAACAGAGCAGAGCGCAAGTTCTCAAGGTCTGTTGATGCCTAAACTAAAGTATCGTTTTAGAGTTACATTCGACAATTTTGGTGTTGCAGGTGCCCCAAGTACTGAATTAACAAAGCAAGTTATGAACGTAAGTAGACCAGACGTGCAGTTTGATGAAATCAAACTGCCTGTATATAACAGTACAGTAAAGTTAGCAGGCAAGCACTCATGGAACGACGCCAAGGTAACATTGCGTGATGACGTAAACAACAGTGTAACAACACTAGTTGGTAATCAACTACAGAAGCAATTTGATTTCTTTGAACAGAGTTCAGCGGCTTCGGGTATCGATTACAAATTTACAATGAACGTAGAGTTACTAGACGGCGGCAACGGTACAAATACCCCAACTGTACTAGAATCATTTACATTCCTAGGTTGCTTTATCAAGCAAGCAACTTATCAAGGTGGTGATTACGGTAGTGCTACAGATCCAATGGATATTGCGTTATCAATCACTTATGATAATGCACTACAATTTGGCGCAGGCGGTGCTCCGACAGGTATCGGACAAGCAGTTGGCCGTACAGTACGTACACTAGCACTAGGCGGTTAATAGTCGGAACTTATATTAAGCCCGGGTTAAAATCCGGGCTTTTTTATTGGCATAAATATCAATATGTCTAATGCTTTTACAAATTTCTTAGGTGGCGCAGTTGATAGCTTTTTAGGTGGCGAAGGTACGCAACCTATGATGAAAGATTTTCAGCATGCCGATCGTCTCTACGTTAGGGATACCTATGCTAGAGCTCCTAAACTTGGTTTTCTATATTTTGTTTCGTTCAATATCAATCCAGCCATAAGAACTAAATTTCAAAGTTGGAGTAAAAATATACCAACAGTAGGACTATTGGTTAAAAAAATTGATCTTCCTAAATTTTCACCACATACAGAAACATTAAATCAGTACAATAGAAAAACAGTTGTACAAACATATATAAAATACAATCCAATCTCTGTTGATTTTCATGATGACAACAGCGATATAACAACCGGACTATGGCACAGTTATTACAAATATTATTATGGCGATGGAGTAGGCGGGGTATCTACCAGTGAACAAACAGCGCCAGGCAGCGGCAATTGGTTAACACAGGTAACAGGATATCTTGGAGGATTCTTTAAAGGTGCAGGCGGGCCAGATGCTACTGTACAAACTCCAGCATCATTCAAAGATACCAAATATCGTTCAGGAAAACTAAATTTTAATTACGGATTAAACAACAATCAAAATCAACAATTTTTTGACAGCATAGACATCTACGTTTTACATCAACATAAATTTACGCAGTACACTTTAATTAATCCCATAATCACAGAGTGGACCCATGATAGTGTAGATCAAGCCGAAGGTAATAAAATATTATCTAGCAAAATGACTGTGGCATACGAAAGTGTAATTTACAATTACGGAAGAATTAAAAAAGGTTCTTCTGCTAACGCCTTCACTGCCAATTACTATGATGTTACACCGAGTCCATTAAGCATTGGCGGCGGTGGTAGCAAAAGTTTGCTCGGCCCAGGCGGTGTTATTGCTGGTGCTGGCGATGTTTTGGGTGATCTTGAAAGTGGAAACTTTATTGGAGCTTTCTTAAAAGGAAAACAAGTTGTACAAAACGCCCAGCAATTGACCAAAGCAGGCATACTGAATGAAGGTGCAGGATTGCTGTCAGGAACATTGAACAATGTAGCGGCCAATGCGTCACAGGGTGTTAGTGGCATCGGAAACAGCGTACAACAAGGCATAGTTGGCGGATTAGGATTTACAAATGGTGCCAATTTGACACAGACTGTTGCGTCCAAAATAACAGGTAAGTAAAATGAATTATACAAATATTCCTTATATAAAAACTAGTAGCAACGATAATACAATTCAAGTATTATCAAGTTATTATTCTCAACCGCTTGAACTCAATGCAGGAGTGTTCGATGCAATGGTTGGATTTTTTACTAGTAGAGAGTTTGATAGCAATGCCGCTCAATCCATTGCAGTGACGATTATAGCACAGGCAAAAATAGACAATTACAATCCCATGACAGTACTTGATACTCTTAAAGGATTAGATGCGCCCAATCTTAACGCATTAGTAACTGAAGTTATTAATCACAATAGATTCAAGACCAGTTTCCTTGGTTACTCAACAACATTTACCAGTGTAAGTGAAGTTGCTAGACATATCTTAGCATGAGATCAGCGGCTCGCGGCATATATAAAGTAAAAAACCCAGAAAAATATGTAGGCGCCAAAGATCCTACATATCGTAGTTCGTGGGAGTACACTTTTATGCTATTCTGTGATAATAATCCATCAATACAACAGTGGGCCAGTGAACCTTTGCAAATTCCTTATAGAGATCCTCTTACAGGCAAACAAACAGTTTATGTACCTGACTTTCTAATAGTTTATACTGATGCCAAAAGAAAGAAGCATGTAGAAATGGTTGAAATTAAACCTGCCAATCAAATGCTTAAAGAAAAAGTTGGTAAAAATCCCTACAATCAAGCACAGTTTGTAAAAAATCAAGTAAAGTGGGCCGCGGCAGGTGCCTGGTGCAAAAATAAAGGGATACAGTTTCGTGTAATAAATGAACACGATATTTTCCATAACGGGAAGAAATAATAATAAGTAAATTATATGACCAAGAAACTTGAAGAATTATTAAACTTACCGCCTAGTGAAGAACCGCTAGTCGAACCAGCCGCACAGCCGGTAGTTCCTACTATTGACCTACAAGACAAATTAGAAGAATTTGATAAAATTGCCTCTGCACTTCCAAAAGTTAAAGGCCTTGGTGATCTAGCAGATGCAGAGCTAGATGCGCTAGCCGCAAAGGCAGAACAAGCATACGATGATTTGATGGATTTAGGCATGAACGTGGAAGCACGTTATGGTGCTCGTATGTTTGAAGTTGCGGCCAACATGATGAATGCCGCTATACAGGCAAAAAGTTCAAAAATAGACAAAAAACTAAAAATGGTTGATTTACAGCTGAAAAAGCTAGCTATTGACAAAAAGCACGGCAATGAAGGCGGCGAAACAGTACAGGGTGAAGGATATATAATTACAGACCGTAACAGTATCCTTGAAAAACTTAAGAATCTTAATAAATAATACACTATGAAAACATTTAAAGAATATCTTTCAGAATCTAAAAAGCAGTGGCCGTTCCGTGTAAAAATTGCCGGAAAGTTTTCACCTGAGCAAGAGCAGTCATTGAAATCAATGTTAGAACGCTATACTGTATCCGAGTTTAAAAAAGTAACAACTACTCCTGTACAAGAACTACCATTAGATTTTCCACAGATGAAAAACGTAGAAGTAAACATCTACGAAGTGACACTAGATTATCCTAGCACACAGTTTGAACTAACAGAATACCTAACAAGCGGTTTGGGTGTAGCTAAGTCCAACTTAGTTGTACGCAGTCCATTTGAATCAACAGAAGAATACCAAGAAGCAGAACCTGTTCGCACCGGAGCATTATTGGATGATGCAAACTATGCCGAAGCAGGTTCCCCAAATTTTGAAGACTATTACGGGGACAAATATAATACTGGTTTTGTTAAAGAACTTAAAGACATATTAAAATTACAACGTAAATCTCGCTGGGAAGAAA